GAAGGGGAAATGCGTAAGACTTCACATAAATGGATAGCAAAGAACCCCAAGGCAATAAATAACGGCGTACGTTCATACTGGCTGAATGGCTTTTCTTCTCCCTGGGCTTCATGGGAAAGTATCATTTTGCAGTTCCTTGAAGCGGACGGGGATCCGTCCAAGCTTCAAACGGTATTCAATACCAAATTCGGGCAGCTGTGGGAAGATCGGGGCGATCTAATGACAGATGATGAGCTTTATTCACGCCGCGAGGTATACGGGGCAGAGCTCCCAGACGGTGTTTTATGTCTCACCTGCGGAGTGGATACCCAGGGAGACCGTCTCGAATATGAGGTAGTGGGACATGGGTATTTTGGGGAAAAGTGGGGAATTGAAAAAGGATCCATTATGGGGAATCCCGGGACACCCGACTCGCCGGGTTATCAGAGTGTATGGACACGGCTGGATGGGATCATAGATAAGCGGTGGAGCTTCAAAAACGGGCAGCAGATTAAAATATCAGTAACATTTGTGGACTCCGGAGGAAACCACACGCAGGACGTGACTGAGGCCTGTGCTGTCCGGACAAATAAAAGGGTATTTGCCATAAAAGGACGGGGCGGCGAAGGCGTACCGTTCATACCAAAAGCCCCGACACCGACAGTGATAAAACAGGGAGGAAGGGCAATAGGGAAGACCTGGCTTTACATCCTGGGGGTGGACGAAGGGAAGCAGAATATTATGGATTCCCTTAAGGTCCAGGAGCCGGGGGCAAGATATTACCATTTCCCGATAGACCCTGAAAGGGGATACAACAGAGATTTTTTCAACGGGCTTTTGTCGGAACGGCTGCATTTCAAAAACGGCCGCTGGCTGTGGGAGGTTTTACCGGGGCACGAGCGGAATGAACCGCTTGACTGCAGGAATTATGCAAATGCGGCATTCAGGGCATTGAATCCGAACCTTGAAGAGCTTGACAGGTACATTAACCATCCTGAGAATCTTGACAAGCCCGTACAGATAAAGAGAAAACGGAAACCAGGCAGAAGAGAGGAAGATATATGGTGATCTGTGACGGAAAAACAGACAATGGAATACCTTATGTCACAAGGCTTTATCTCAGTAATTTCGAGTATGAGACTGTTATAAATGACCTTGACGGGCTTATTCTGGTCCGCAAGCAGATAATGTCAGGTGGTGGATCTGTTTCAAGCTACACCATTGGATCCCGGTCATTATCAAAACAGACCTTGAACGCTTCTGAAGTCCTTGAACTGTGGGATAAGCTCTGGGCAAAAAAGGAACGCCTGGAAGAAGGACGGAGAGCCACAAGAAAAGCCGTGGGCGTGGTTTTACGTGATTGGTAGGGTATGGCGCTGACTGGCGTTATGCTGGGCGGTGTCTTTTTCGAGACTGTATGTCTCTCCTTTCCACCGCCCTTTATAAAGAGGACTGATAAATGATAAATACAATGCCGACAATGGGACATAAGGGCTATGGCTCCACAGGCGCAAGCACCACAAAGAGGGCTTTCAAGGGATTCCGTGCTATGTCGGGATCCCCGCGCGAAGACATAGACCTGAACAATTACACATTACGGCAGCGGGGACGGCTCATGTATATGGGCGCGCCCATCGCTACAAGCGCAGTAAAAACCAGCCGGACAAACACGATCGGATTAGGGCTTCAGCTTAACCCGCGTCCGGACATGGATTATTTAGGACTGGATCCGGATCGTGCGGCTGAATGGGTCAAGAAAGTAAAACGGGAGTTTTCTCTGTGGGCGGACAGTAAGGATGCTTGTGATGCTACCGGGATAAATAACTTTTATGAGCTCCAGCAGCTCTTAATGATTTCCTGGCTGATGTCCGGGGATGTATTCGCGCTTGTCCAGAACAGGGAACCGATACCGGGAAGACCTTATTCCTTAAGGCTCCGAGTAATAGAGGCTGACAGGGTGGCCACACCGACATACAGCGGTATTCTTTCCGTGATCCAGACAACCGGAAAGAACCCGGATAATGGAAACCTGATCTATGACGGGGTAGAAGTGGATAAATCCGGAATGGCTGTAGCTTATTGGATCCGGAATACATATCCCTTTGAAGCTGCAACAGAGCAGACGGAATTTGTCAGGATTGAAGCCAGGGGAAAAGAAACGGGATCTCCTAACATAATCCAGATAATGAATGCTGAGCGTCCGGACCAGTACAGGGGCGTAACCTTCCTTGCACCGGTCATTGAAAAGCTCCTACAGATCAACCGCTATACAGAGGCGGAGATCACGGCAGCTATAATCCAGTCCTTCATGACTGCATTCATAACGAAAAACGGGGATGCTTCCGTGAACCCGTTCAATGAGGTAGGGGCAGGGTTTCAGGAAGAGGAAGCGAGTCACGATCCGAACGAGTATGAGATGGGACCCGGAACCATAAATTATATGGAGGAGGGCGAAGGCGTAGAATTTTCCAAGCCAGAGCATCCTTCCACCAGCTTTGACGGGTTTGTGATTTCCATAGCAACACAGGTAGGGGCTGCGCTTGACATACCGAGGGAGATATTGCTGAAATCCTTTGATTCCTCGTATTCCGCGTCACGGGGGGCATTGCTGGAAGCGTGGAAAAGCTTCAATATGCACCGGACATGGTTCGTGAATGATTTCTGTAATCCTGTATATGAGCTGTGGCTTAATGAGGCGATAGCCTTGGGGCGTGTGGACGCGCCCGGTTATTTCACAGATCCGGCGGTCAAGGCTGCCTGGCTTAAGTGTGAATGGATAGGACCATCACAGGGAATGCTTGATCCTACTAAGGAGATCCAGGCAGAACAAATGGCCTGCGAGAATGGTTTCTCTACACATGCGGACAGTGCCCTGGGCTTAACGGTTCTGATTATGATTCAAATATCGAACAGCTGGCCCGGGAAGCCGATAAGGTGCGGGAATATATGGGAAGCCCAATGGAAGAAGAACCGGAAAGCGAGACCCAGCAGATGATAAATTTGCTAAAGGACATAAAGAGAAATCAGATAACATTTCACAATTAAGGGAGGATAAAAATGCCAGGATTGAGGAACATAATGCCAAGCCTTAAACCTTATGTGATAAATAAGGCAGAGGACGGCAAAAGCGCAAAAGTCAATCTGTACGGTGAAATTGTGGAAACCGTGCCGATAGACTGGTGGACGGGAGAAAAAATTGAAGGTCTGTTCATAGAACTGAAGCAGTTTCTTGATGACATAGAGGGTTTATCCGGAATGGATGAAGTCTCTTTTTTCATCAATTCCGTAGGCGGAGATGTGAACGCTGGAACAAGTATCTATAGCAAGATCAGAAGTCTTAAAGCCCATACCACTACCATAGTAGATGGTCTTGCGGCTTCAGCGGCTTCCATTGTAGCTCAGGCCGGAGACGAGAGGAAAGTGTCCATCGGATCACAGACCATGATACACTGCGCCTCTGCCGGACTTATCGGCTACTACAACAGGGATGATCTTAAAGCTGTGAGCAATACCCTTAAGTCTTTTGATAATTCCATAGCGGAGCTGCTGGCAGACCGGACAGGCCGGGAAGAGTGCGACATCCTGAATATGATGTCAAAGACTACATGGATGACAGCTGAGGAAGCTGTGAAAGAGGGCTTTGCTGATGAAGTTATCAACAAGAGCGAGCCTGTCGTTGACAGGGTGAGTGATTCCACAATGTATGTTATTAACGGAATTCCCCACAGTTTCCACAATATGCCCGTACCGTCCTTTAAGACTGTGGGGACATTTGCGCCGGCACAAATAACAGAGGTATCGAACGGCTCCGGGCCGGTTGATATAGATAATCCATCAAAAAAGGAGGAAAAAAGCATGGATATTCAGGAACTTAAAAATGCTTATCCTGATCTTGTGACACAGATCCAGGATGAAGCGAAGGCAACGGCCCAGACCGAGAACGCTGAAGCCGTTAAGAATGCGGTCAATGATGCTGTCAAGGCAGAACGTGAGCGGATGAAGGCAATCGACTCCATAGCGAAAACCATTGGGGCGGAGCTTGTGAATGAAGCAAAGTATGGGGAAAACCCTATGAACGCTTCAGAGCTTGCGCTTAAGGCACTTCAGGATCAGCAGGCAAAGGGGAGCGAGTATATGGAGACACGTTCAAAAGAGATAGCGGCCTCCGGAGTGAATAACGTTACTGCTTCACCCGTGGGTGGATCCGAGGAAGACACACAGGCAAAGGACATCCAGGACGGTGCTAACCTTCTCCTGGCTGCAAGGAAATAAGGAGGAAAGAAAAATGTTAGTAGAAAGCTATAAGCCCGATAATCTTATCGCGGACAACAACCAGCCCCTTCACACAGGAACCGTTACGGTTAAGAGCGGAGAGGGTGAGCTTGAAAGAGGATCAGTGCTTTCAAGGGAGCAGAACAATAAGTTTGTCATTACTGCAAGCACTTTAAGGGTAGGTGGATACCTTCCCGAAGTTATCCTTGCGGAAGATGTTGACGCTACAAGCGCCGATGCTGTGGCAGAGGTTTATACCTCCGGTGATTTCAAGGAAGATGCCCTTAAAGTAGCCGCACACCATACGCTTGATGATGCGGATAAGGCAGATCTTAAGAAAAACGGCATTTACATCAAGGCCGGACTGTAATTTTTAAAGGAGGAAAAAGAGATGTCAATAAATCTTTATGATACCCGTACAATGCTGGCTGCTAAAGATGTGTTCAAGCCCAGCGCAACCTTTTTAAGGGACAGGTATTTCCCTACATCTGATGCTGATATCTTTGACACCAAGAAGGTGGATATCGACTATAAGGATGAACAGAATAACAGGATAGCTCCCGCCGTTCTTCCCGGAACCGGAAGCATTCCCGTAGACCGCAGGGGTTATGAGACCCATGAATTCGAACCGCCTGTTTTCGCTCCTTCAAGGGTTCTGACTGATGAACATCTGTTCAACAGACAGGCGGGGGAGGTGATCGGCGGATCCGTTTCTCCCCAGCAGAGAGAGGCAAAGATTCTCGCTGACGATCTTGCGGATCTTGGACGTGGCATTGATCTCCGTGAGGAGCTTATGGCTGCAAAGACACTCTGCGAGAACGGCTACACCATCAAGCAGTACGCAGACAAGTACGGCACCCAGGGCATAGACAAGACGATCCTTTTCTATACTGAGGGATCCAACCCGGCAACATATACCAGTACCGGATGGACGACAAGCTCCACAAATATCATCAGTGATCTTGCGGCTATGGCCGACTACCTTACAAAGAGAGGGCTTCCCGCAACTGATGTTATCGTTGCCGGGGATGTTGCCGATGTCCTGCTGGCTAATACTAATGTTCAGAAACTCCTTGACATTAGGCGTTATGAGCTCGGATCCGTGAAGCCGGAAGAGCTTCCCAGCGGTGCAACCCTTATAGCTGTGCTTAATGTAAAGGGTCATATCCTGAACATTTTTGCATACGCCATGACCTACACGGATGAGAGCGGATCCACCCAGGGATTTATCCCCAACGGTGGTGTTATTGTAACTGCTCCCGCTTGTGGACGTACCGCATACGGCTGCATCGCGCAGATCGAGAACGGGCAGACTGAGTTTTCATATTACGCAGGGCGCAGGGTTCCGCAGGTTGTTGTTGATCACAATAATAATATCAAGACCCTCGTGTTAAGATCCAAGGGACTTACCATCCCGAACGTAAAGAACCCGTTCGTATTCGCTGATGTGCTGAACTGAGGAAGAGTAAAGAAAGGGGAATAAGCATGTTAGTAAAAGTGAATCCGGATTACTCCGGAATGTACGGTTTCTTTAAGAATGATACTGAATCTGTGGCGATAAAGACAAGGGAGAGCGCACCGTTTGAAGAGGACGATGCGCTTTCCTTAAAGATGATCGGAAAGGGCGTACTGGTTAAAGCTGATGCCCCGGAACCTGTCAAGGGAGAAACCGGTGAAAAGGCAGAAGCCGGGAAAAATCCCGAATCTGTCACGGAGGAAGATAAAGGGGACGGTCTTGAAGCTATGTCCCTTAAAGAGCTAAAAGAGCTTGCGAAGGATTGCGGTGTGCTCTACAAGGTAGGCATGAGCAAGGCATCGCTCATTGATGCTATTGTAAAAGCACAGAGCGAGGAGCCGCCTGTTTTAACAGCGGCGCTGCCGGAATAAGGAGGATATGGAATGCCGAGGAAAAAGACACAGGAAGAAGTCACAAAAGAAACCGGCAGAGAGCCCGTGAAAGCGAAAACTATGAAAAAGGGTGTTCTGACAGCCCGCCGTCCTATCCTTCACGATGGACGGGTTTACAGGGTGGGCGATACCCTGCCGGAAAATGACAGGGGAAAGACAGCGGAATGGACGGCTGATGGTTCGGCGGTATGGGAGTAAGGCATGAGCGCATTCAAGGACATGGTGGAGTCAGATATAGAGGGAGTGTTCATTAACCTGGATGAATTCGGTGATGAGCACAGCTGGAACGGTGGGAGCGGTGCTACTTACACCATAAAAGCCGTAGTTGATGACGATGTGCTTATCCGGCAGTATTCCTTACAGTATGATTTTATGGGGCAGGACAGCCATCTTTTGTATTCCCCTGCGTCAGGCTTCACAAAAAAGCCAAGGAACGGGGATGCAGTACGGTTTGACGGCAATCTTTACACGGTTGACCGGATCGAGGAAGACATGGGAATGTATGCTATTTTTCTGATGCGGGGTAAAGGCTGATGGTAATTAAGGCAAAGATCGACAAATCCAATATTGAGAAGGCCTGTAAAGCAGTGAGCAAAGGTGGATTAAAAGCAGTAGACAGGGCAAAGAGCAGGGCGCTCAGGTCTGGTGCTGCCGCGTTTACAAGCGCCAGCAAAGGTGGAGCCCCATCTGTCTATAAGATAAAGCCGGCTGATCTTAAGTCCATGACATCAACCGACAAGGATTCACTTATGGTCAAGTCAAGGCGGTTAACTATCGGCGTGAGCCCTTCCCATTTCGGGATGACCCCTACGGCATACACCTCTCAGAAGGGCATACCCGTAAAGAAAAGAAAGAAAATGACCGCAACCGTCAAAAAAGGGAATAAAAAGCAGATGCCGCATGCCTTTATTGCAAACCCCGGCGCAATAAACGGTGGTCACGCCATGATGTGGGAGCGGAAAGGGAAAGGTAAACAGATTCAGCCCGTCCGGTCATTATCAGCGGCGCAGATGCTTACGAATCCCGATGTTGAGGAGGCTGTCATGAAAGCCATAAACGAGACACTTGATAAGCGTCTTGACCATGAGCTTAAGAGGATGGGCATATGAACACCATACAGAGCGAATTGAAAAGGATACAGAAATTCCTTCAGACCCGCATAGCTGAAGAAAAGTATAAGATGGCGCGCCCGCCGCTGGAAGGTGAGGATGACGGCAGTGTGAGCCTTGTCCGTCCGAAGGTGCTTATAGGCAATATACCGCATGCGAACTTCTCAATGTACGGGGCAACTGATCTTCGGTTCTATCAGGCTCCGTATTTCCTTGTGGGATATGAGAAAGCGTCATACAGGGCAGATGACGAGGATGCCGATATCCTTATTCAGGCATGCGCTTATACGGCAATGCCTTATGAAAATGATGACGGGGATGAAGAGAGCCTTGATTTCCCGGATAACATGGGCGTGCTTGATGTGACCGGGATGCTTGAAAAGGCCATGGAATGGCTTCAGGGAGGCGGGTCGCCTGTCCCGTCCGGGCTTGATTATGAAATAGGCAATTACGGGACGCAGGCTTATACATACCCGTACAATTTCGGGTATCTTGCGTTCCGGATAATGAGCACGGTGGGACAGTCACCCCATAGAAAAATGTTGGCTGAATTTTA